ATCGGCCGCGCCGGTCTGAAGGATCACAAGCTGGGTGTCGGAAAGCTTCATGGCAGGTCTCCGTGCTGCGCGGCGGATCGCCGCGATGCGGAGACAGAGCCCTGGCGCCGGCGCGGGAGGACCTGCTGAGACAGCGGAGCCCGCATGCTCTCCGAGCAGTCCGTGAGCGGCCCCGTCTCGCAGACGGCTCTCGCCCGGATGCTCGGCGTCAGCCGGTCGGCGGTGCAGAAGGCGATCGCGCGTGATCGCATCAAGGTGCGCCCGGACGGGCTGATCGATGCGGACGAGGCGCTGCGGGACTGGCATCGCAATGCCGGGCAGCAGCGTCGCGCGCCATCGACGGGACGATCGCCGCCGCCCGCCGCGCCGCCGCCCGCTCCGACCGATCCGCCGGAGAACGATGCGCCGCCGGCGCGCAGCGGACCGACGATCGTCGATCTTCAGCGCGCGAGCCTGGCGCTCAAGACGCAGCGCCAGAAGCTCGACCTGGAAGCGCGGCGCGGCGACCTCGTCGAGCGCGCGAAGGTCGAACGCGCCGTCTTCGACTTCGCGCGGCGCATGCGCGACGCCTGGGCGAACTGGCCGCCGCGCATCGCCGCGCAGCTCGCGGCGCGCCTCGGCGCCGATCCGCACGCGGTGGAAGCCGCGCTCGCCGCCGAGGTGCGCCGGCACCTCGATGAGCTCGCGCGCGACCCGCTGCCGAGGCTCGATGCTCCTCGCTGACGACGATTGGCTCGCCGGCATCCTCCGTGACGCGCTCGCGCCGGACCCGCCGCTGACGGTCTCGGAATGGGCAGACCGGCACCGCGTGCTCGGCCTGCGCGCGTCGTCGGAGGCCGGTCCGTGGCGCACCGCCCGCACGCCGTATCTGCGCGACGTCATGGACGCGCTCTCGCCGTCGCATCCGGCCCAGAAGGTCGTGCTGATGAAGGGCGCGCAGGTCGGCGGGACCGAGTGCGGCAACAACTGGATCGGCTACGTCGTCCAGCACGCGCCCGGGCCGTTCCTGGCGGTGCAGCCGACCACCGAGCTCGCCAAGCGGTTCTCGCGCCAGCGCATCGACCCGCTGATCGAGGAGACGCCGGCGCTGCGCGAGCGCGTCGCGCCCGCACGCTCGCGCGACGCCGGCAACCGCCAGCTCGAGAAGGAGTTCCCCGGCGGCACGCTGGTGATGACCGGCGCCAACAGCGCGGTCGGGCTGCGCTCGATGCCCGCGCGCTATCTCTTCCTGGACGAGGTGGACGCCTATCCGCCGTCCGCCGACGACGAGGGCGACCCGGTCGCGCTCGCGGTCGCGCGCACGCGCACCTTCGCGTGGCGCCGGAAGATCCTGATCGTCTCGACGCCGACCGTAGCGGGACGCTCGCGCATCGAGCGGGAGTTCCTGCTCACCGACCGGCGCCGCTACCACGTCCCGTGCCCGCATTGCGGCCATCGCCAGGCGCTGCGGTTCGAGCGGCTGCGCTGGGATCGCGGCGCGCCGGAGACCGCGGCGTATCTCTGCGAAGCGTGCGAGCGGCCGATCGAGGAGCGGCACAAGGACGCGATGCTCGCATCCGGCTCCTGGGTGCCGGGCGCGATCGCGGCCGATCCGCGCGCGGTGGGGTTCCATCTCTCCGCGCTCTATTCGCCCTACGGCTGGCTCTCCTGGGCCGACATCGCGCGGCAGTGGGAAGAGGCGCAGGGCAGCGTCGAAGCCATCCGCGCATTCAGGAACACCGTGCTCGGCGAGACGTGGCAGGAGCGCGGCGACGCGCCCGACTGGCAGCGGCTGATCGAGCGGCGCGAGCCCTATCCGCTCGGCACGGTGCCGCGCGACGCGGTGGTGCTGACGGCCGGCGTGGACGTGCAGGACGACCGCATCGAGTGCGACGTCTGGGGCTGGGCGCGGGGCTTCACCTCGTGGCTGGTCGATCATGTCGTGCTGGCCGGCAGCCCGCGCGATGCGGAGCCTTGGGACCGGCTGGCCGGCGTGCTCGACCGCGACTGGCCCGATGAGGACGGCCGGACGCTGCGCATCGCGCTCGCCTGCGTCGATACCGGCGGCCGCGACACCGCGGCGGTCTACCGGCATCTGGTGCGTCTCGCGCGTCCGGCGCTGATCGCGCCGACCAAGGGCGTGGACGGCTGGAACCGCACCGAGCCGGTGCGCGGGCCGACCAAGGTCTTCCACGGCCTGCTCCGGCTGTGGACGGTCGCCACCGCAACGTGGAAGGCCGAGCTCTACCGGCGGCTCTGGCTCGCGCGCGACGGCGACGGCTTCCCGGACGGATGGGTGCATCTGCCCGCGGGCATCGACGCCGAATGGGTGCGGCAGCTCGTCGCCGAGGAGCTGCGCACCGTGCGCGACCGGCGCGGCTTCGCGCGCCAGGAGTGGGCGAAGCTGCGCGAGCGCAACGAGGCGCTCGACTGCGCGGTGCTGGCACGTGCCGCGCTCTGGCTGCTCGGCGCGGATGCGCGCGGGCATCGCTTCTGGGATGCGCACGCGGCGCGCCTCTCCTCCGCCGCCGATGCGCCGCCTCCGCCGGCGCCGGTCGAGCGCACTTCGCCGCCGGCGCCGCGGCCGCTCCGGCGCGTCATCCCGTCACCCTGGATGCTCTGACATGGCGACACTCCCCGAACTCATCGCGCGGCGCGAGAAGCTGCTGAAGATGCGCACGGCCGGCACCGCCTCCGTGCGCGACGGCGACCGCGCCGTGACGTTCCGCAATGATGCGGAACTCGCGTCCGCGATCGCCGCGCTGGACGCGGAGATCGCGGCGCTGGAGGGCCGCATCCCGGTGCGGCAGTTGCGCATCTGGGCGGACAAGGGCTTGTGAGCCTGATCCGCCGCTTCGGCGCCGCGCTGGGCCTGGTCTCCGGCGTGCCCGCGCTGCCGCCGCCCGGCCTCGAAGCCGGCGCTGCGTCGCGCCGCCTGCGCGGCTTCGTGCCCGCGCGGGCGCACATCAACGCCATCTTGCAGACGGCCGGACCGACTGCGCTGGCGCGCGCGCGCTGGCTCGCGCGGAACAATCCCTACGCGGCCAACGCGGTCGAGTGCTTCACCGCGACCGCGATCGGCACCGGAATCGTGCCGGTGATGCCGAGCGCGGTCCGGCCGGAGACGCGCTCCGCGGTGAAGACGCTATGGGAGCGGTGGGTGGACGACGCGGATGCGGAGAACCGCACCGATCTCTACGGCTTGCAGCGACGCGTGGCGCGCGAGCTGTTCATCGCCGGCGAGGCGTTCCTGCGCTTCCGGCCGCGCCGGCCTGAGGATGGCCTTGCAGTCCCGCTGAAGGTCGAACTTCTGCCGTCCGAGATGCTGCCGGCGGACGAGAACCGGGATCTCGGCGGCGGCGCCATGATCCGCGCCGGCATCGAGTTCGATCCGATCGCCGAGCGCCGCGCCTACTGGTTCTGGCGCCGCAACCCGACCGACACGTCGCCGCTCGCCGGGCCGCAGCAGAAGGTCCGCATCCCCGCCGATCAGGTGCTGCACATCGTCGATCCGGTGGAAGCCGGGCAGATCAGGGGGCTCTCGCGGTTCGCCCCGGCGATGGCGCGGCTGATCCTGCTCGACCAGTACGACGACGCGGAGCTTGAGAGGAAGAAGACCGCGGCGATGTTCTCGGCGTTCATCACGCGCCCGCCGCTCGACGCCCCGTTCATGGGCGAGGGGGCGGCGGACGGGCAGGGCGTCGCGCTCGCCGGCTTGCAGCCCGGCACCATGCAGATCCTCGCGCCCGGCGAGGACATCCGCTTCGCCGATCCCGCGGACGTCGGCCAGAGCTACGAAGCGTTCCAGTATCGCACCTTGCTGTCGATCGCTGCCGCGCTCGGTCTGCCCTACTACGCGATGTCCGGCGACATGGTGCGGGCGAACTATTCGAACACGCGCGCGGCGATGGTCGAGATCCGGCGCCGCATGGAGGCGTTCCAGCACGACGTGCTGGCGCACCAGATGTGCCGGCCGATCTGGACCGAGTGGCTGCGGGCGGTCCGGTTTGCCGAGGTCCTGACCCTCGATCCGGCCGAATGGGCGATGCTCGACCCGCCGGAATGGCGCCCGCCGAAATGGGAATGGGTCGATCCGCTCAAGGACATGCAGGCGGAGGCGCTGGCGGTCGCGCACGGCTTCAAGGCCCGCTCCGACGTCATCGCCGCGCAGGGCTACGACGCGGAGGAGGTTGACCGGCGCATCGCGGCCGACCGCGCGCGGGAGCGCGCGCTCGGGCTCGCGTTCGAGGGCAGCGCACCGATCGCGCCGGCTGAGGACGACGAGCCCGCCGAAGACACTCCGCCGGCTGAACAGCCCACCGATCCCGGCGGGCGAGAGGAGGGACGATGACCACCGACGTCGGAACCGCGCCCTTGCTGCGCCACCCGCGCCTCGCGGCACGCCTGTTCGGCGCGCCGCTGCTTGTGCTTCCGGCGAAGCTCGACGCGATCATCGGCGCGGTCGGCGCGCGCATCGCCCTCGGGGTGCCCGCGGCGCCGCGCAGCGATGCCGCGGTGCAGGCATCGTCCGGCGCCGGCTACGCCGTGCGCGACGGCGTCGCGATCGTGCCGATCCACGGCACTCTGGTCTCGCGCACCGGCGGCATGGACGCGGAGTCCGGGCTGACGTCCTACCAGACCATCCGCGCGGCGCTCGACCGCGCCGCCGCCGATCCGCAGGCGCGGAGCATCCTGCTTGACCTGGACACGCCTGGCGGCGAGGTCGCAGGGCTCGCCGCGCTCGCGGAGCGGATCGAGCGGATCAGCGAGTTCAAGCCGATCGACGCGATCGCGAACGACGGCGCGTACTCGGCCGGCTACTGGCTCGCATCGTCCGCCCGGCGCATCTACGTCACGCGCACCGGCGGCGCCGGGTCGGTCGGCGTGGTCCTGGCGCACATCGACATGACCGCGGCGGACGAGATGCGTGGCGTGCGCTGGACCTACATCTACGCCGGCGAGCGGAAGATCGACTTCCAGCCGCACGTGCCGCTCTCCGACGAGGCGCGCGCGGCCGGCCAGCGCGAGGTCGATCGGCTCTACGACCTGTTCGTCGATCACGTCGCGCGGCGCCGCCGCATGGAGCCGGACGCGGTGCGGGCGACGCAGGCGGCGACCTACCACGGCGAGGATGCGGTCGGCATCGGCTTCGCCACCACCGTGGTCACCAGTCTCGACGACGCGATCTCGCGGATCGCAGCGAGCCCCGTGCGCGGGGGGATGCCGCGCGCCCTGTCCATCCGGAGTGCAGATATGGACAACGACATGGTCGGGGCGCTCCCCGCGCCCCACGAGACCGCCGCCGCGCAGCCCGCGCCGTCGGCGGAAGACATCGCATCGCGGGCGGCCGAGTACTCGGCGGCGGTCGCCGAGCTCTGCAAGCTCGCCCGCATGCCGGAGCGCACGGCCGAACTCGTCGGGCGGAAGCTGCCGCTCGCCGAGGTTGGCCAGGAGCTGCTGCGCATCCAGGCGGCGGAGTACGAGCGGACGCACGTCAGTGCGCTGCGCGGTCCGGAGGCGGAGACGCCCCGCGATCTCTGGACGCGCGTGATCCGCGCGCCCGACCGCGAGCGCGGTGAGGTCACCAACGCAACCCGGAGGGCCTTCTGATGACGACCTTCACCATGGGGCCGCGCCCCGGCGCGTTCCTCGCGTCGGAGGCGAACGGCACGCTCTCGCGCGATCCGATCGTGATCGCCGCGGGCACCGGCACCGTCCTGCCCGGGACCGTGCTCGGCCGCCTCACCGCGAACGGCCAGTATGTGCCGCTCGATCCCGGTGCCGCCGACGGGTCGCAGACCGCGTCGGGCGTGCTGTTCGACCAGGTGACGCGCGGCACGGCCGCGGTGCGTGGCGTCGGCGTGGTGCGCTTCGCCGAGCTCAACGGGTTCGAGCTCGTCTGGCCGAGCGGCATCACCGCCCCGCAGAGGACCGCCGCGATCGCTCAGCTTGAGCAGCGCGGCCTGGTCGTTCGCTAAGGAGACCTGACCAATGCCCACCATCGACATCTTCAATGCCGACGCGTTCGGTCTGGTCTCGCTGACCGGCGCTGTCGAGCGCGTGCCCTACGTGCCGAACTATCTCGGCGCGCTCGGGCTGTTCGAGACCGTGCCGTCGCGCACGATCAGCGTCGCGGTGGATCGGCGCACCAACCAGCTTCGGCTGGTGCCGACCAGCAGGCGTGGCGAGCCGGTGACGCGGCGCGAGCCCGACCCGCGGGACATCCGCGACGTCCGGACGCACCGGATCGCCAAGGGCGACCGCATCAGCGCGCACGAGGTGCAGGGCATGCGTGCCTTCGGCACCGAGAGCGAGCTCGAAACGGTCGCCGGCGAGGTCACCCGGCGCATGGGGCGGCTGATGGCCGACATGGATCTGACCTGGGAGCTCCATCGTCTCGGGGCGATCCAGGGCGTGGTGCTGGACGCGGACGGGACCACGGTGCTGAACGATTGGTTCGGCGAGTTCGGCATCTCGGCGCCGACGTCGATTTCGTTCGCTCTCGGCACCGCCGCCACCGACGTGCGCGGCAAGTGCGCGCAGGTGGTGCGCGCGGTCGCCAAGGCGCTCGGCGCGCCCGCGGACGTGCCCGTGGTCGGGCTGTGCGGCGACGCCTTCTGGGATGATCTCGTGCGTCACGAGGACGTGCGGGACACGTTCCGCTACCAGGAGGGCGCGGCGCTGCGGGCCGGCACGGCGTGGATGAGCCTGCGCTTCGGCGGCATCGAGTTCCACAACTATCGTGGCACCGACACCGCGTCGCCGGTGCAGATCGGCACGAACGACGCGCGCTTCTTCCCGCGCGTGCCCGGTGTCTTCCAGGCGGCGTTCGCGCCGATGGAGAGCATCGAGTTCGCCAACACGCTGGGGCGTCCCGTCTACGCGATGACCATCCCGGATCGCGACCGTGCGTTCTGGGTGGACGTCGAGCTCTACAGTTACCCGCTGTTCATCTGCCTCCGCCCGGAGGCGTTGCAGCGGGGCACGCGCACCTGATGGTGGATGCGTTCGCCCTGGCGGCGGAGGCGCTCGTCTCCGACCCGCACATGGGCACGGACGCGGCATGGCGCGCGGGCGGCACGGCGCCGCCCGTGTCCGTCCGCGTCGTCCGGCAGGCGCCGGACCGCGTTGCCGGCGCGTTCGACGCGGCGATCGTGCAGGCCACCGACGTCCTCACGATCGCCGCGGCGGACCTGCCCGCGCTCGCGCCCGGCGACACCGTCACGATCCTCGCCGACGTGCTGACGGTGCAGCACGTCGAGCGCTCCTCCTCCGGCGCATTCGCGACGGCATTCTGCCGGCGCGGCTGAGCTCCGCCCGGGGCCTCTCGGCGGGCGCGCGGGACGCCCGAGCACACCAAGCCGGCCTGCCGCGCTCCGGCGCGGTCAATCCTCGCCCGGGCGGCATCGTGTTGGGGCAAGGCCGGCGATCCCGCAACATTCCACGGAGGCGCCCATGACGCGCATCGATCCGCGCCAGTCGCGCGGCTACCGCAACCGCAACCCCGGCAACATCGAGCACAATCCGGCCAACAAGTGGCTCGGCCTCGCCGATCCGCCCTCGGACG